AAGCTTAGTGTTTGTAGCCCACTCATTAAGTGAAGTTGCATCTGGTGTTAGTCTTGCTGGTGTGTCACCTACAACAAATGCTGTTAAGCGTCTGTCAGTGTTAAGTGTAATCATTTCACCAATTAGCTCAGGATAACCTGGTGTTGCCATTAAGTTAAACTGACGTGATTCTTCATCACGGATATCTTGGTTACTATTAACTAGTGATTGCAATGCTTGTACGACTGACTTACGCTGTGCATGACGTCCAAATGTTCCTGAACCGTCTTCTGCGTTGCCTGAATCAGTAACCCAACGATGTGGATAGTAGTTTGTCATTGACGCATCTGACATTCTAACATTAAGTGCAGTTAACGTAATACTATTACGTGTATACTTCTTAACATTAAATCCGCTTCTGCGTAAGTTCCAAAGCAACATACCTTGTGGATATAGTGCTGGATCAGGAGCATCTGGATCTAAGAAGTTATTTGTTAATAGATCTACAATAGTTCCTGTTGGTGCTTCTGTACTTGTACCGCCGGATGTACCCCATCTTGCGTCTCCAAATAACACGCCATTTTCTGTAGTTTGGTCTGCTTTGTCAAGCAACACCCAACTAGATAGTGTATTATTCCATCTGTAAATGCCTGGATAATTTTCAACACTAGCTGTACTAATCCAAAGGTCACCTTCAACAAGTGCAGTTAAATCTGACTGTGTAGTTGGCTCTGTTGCTGCAACAATAGGACCTAATGGATCACAGTTAGCATAACCAGAACTATAATTGTGATAACCTACCCAAGTAGTACCATTGTGGATCATAAGATCTACTTCGTCTACTATTGAGCTGTACCATAATGTACCATCTGCTGTTAAGCTAGTTGGTGCTGTTGTTGAAGCTGTATAAGTTAACTCTTTCCAATTTGAAGCAACCCAATCACTTGCAGTATCACCAGTTGGTGCAGTATACAAGTTACCTGTTCCTGTTGAGTTAACATAGTTAAACACACTAAATCCAGCAAGTGCTAATAAGCCACCTGTGTCTTTAATACGCATTTCGCCACCTAATTTGTGCGAAATAATAACTTGGTTACTAGCATTAACTAATGCAGTAACATTAACAAATCCTGCTGCGTTAATTTGTGTTGCTACAATATCTGCATCACTTGCTGCACCAGCAGTAGTTACTGAAATAGTTTTTGCACTATCTAATGCTAACGTAGCTGACTTTGACTCTTGTAAAGTAAATGCGTATGTACCTGCTGTTAAGTTAGTTGTAACTTTAGTGCCTGTAATTGTTGTTGCTCCAGTTGCTGCTCTAGTATAAATTTTACTATTAGCAATAATTGGTGTAACTTCTTCAGCATTAGTGTTTACATAAAGTGACCCTAATGCAATACCTGCGCCTCCACCTGATTTGTCTAAACCATAAATTGAAGCTTGGGCTGTATCATAAACTGGTGCTGTTACTGTTCCCCAAAGCTGTGTAGCACTTGAGTACTTTTTAACTTTATAGTTTGCTCCACCGTTTGGAGTAGTTGTTTTAATCCAAAGACTTCCTGTTGGTGCTGGTTCTGTATCAGTGCTCTTATACTGCGGTACACTTGTATGTGGTGCAATAGTAAGCTTAGGAGCTTCGTACGTAGCTGCTGTTATGCCTGCTACTGTAAGAATAGTACCTGTACCATTTGCAACTACAACGTCTACACCAGTTGAGAAAATTTCAAGTGTTCCGTCTACTGACGCTGCACTAATTCCTGCAATTGATGCTGTGTTAATATCACTAACTAAGCTAGCTACTGTTGTGCCAGCAAGTGTAACTGTTGAACTATTAATAACAACTGTGTTACCGTTTACATATGTTCCGTTAGCTACAGTGCCTTTAACAGATGCATGGCTAGCTTTCCAAGCTGTTGTTCCAACTTCAACCCATGATCCTGCCGCTCCTGCCGCGCTTGTGTGCCCTGGAGTTTTATACCAAAATCTATTAGTAGTAGTAGTCGAAGTAACTGCGTAATCTCCAATTGCTCCAATTGATGTTTTTGGTGCTCCGCTATCAACTTGTGTAGTTAATGTAAGCACTGTTGGTGTTTGGGATGAAAAGCTTTGTCCGCCTGTAACTGTTACTGCTGCGCCATTCCATTGTAAAATACCAAATTTAGTGTTAAGTGTATCAAACCAATGTGCTCCGTTAGCTGGATCGCCGCCTGGTGCTGATGCACTTGCTTCTAATTTTCCTAAGTCTAAATCTGCTCTTACTACGTAAGCTCTATTTGTTACGCCTAATAATGAGTATGCTGTTTGTAGACCATATTCATTTAATTCGCCGCCGTGTATCATATTTCCAGTTGCGTCTGAATAAAATTTTGGATCTCCAAATAAATCACCAAGCTCTCGTTGACTGGTGATTAAGTAAGGTGTACCAGCGTTTGTTTTAAGTGTTCCTGCTGCTGTGCCTGTTCCCGAACTACTCTTTTTATTGCTTGCAGTAGCAACAAATATCATCGGTACTGTGCCAGCTGCTGCTGGGGTGTAAAAGCTTTCGTCAATTACGGAAACTTGTACGCCTGGTGATGTTAATGCCATGTTATTTCTCCTGTTGGAATGTTCTGCTCAGTTGTATTTATATTATTATCTTAAAAACACCTTATATAACCATGTTAAAAAGGTACCAAAAAGGTGAGCTAAATAAAAGTATGAGACCTTTATGTATATGTAAACAAAGCCCGGCTGCTATTAACTATCGAAAAGAAGGTAAAACCTATTACCGAAAATTATGTGAACGGTGTTTACGTAATGGTGTAGGACACGGAGTTCCTAAATGGAAGCAATTTGGATATGAAAAAAAAGATGTCTGTGAAAAATGTAGTTATACTAGTAAGCACCAAGAACAGTTTAACGTATTTCACATTGACGGAGATTTAACTAATTGTCGTCCAACAAACTTAAAAACAATTTGTGCTAACTGCCAGCGTATAACCCAAAAAGAAGGAGTACGCTGGAAGCAAGGAGACTTACGTCCCGACTTCTAAGTAGCTCATTAACTGATCCAAATTAAACTTTAAATCTTCTAATGTGCCGTTATTATCAATTGTAAAATCAGACATCCATTGCTCTAAGCTCATCGAGTCAGTAGATTCAGCTTCTAGATGTATACTGCGATCAACCCAAATACAGTAATCAAATACGCCAGTATTTTGCATTGCAAAGAATTCACGTTTGTTGCGTAACCCACAATAGATATCGTAAGCTTCAAACATCTCTCTACCTAAAGTTGCTGCATCAGGAACATTATAATCGCAGATAGCATTATACCATTCTGCTCTGTGATTATGCCTGTCAGCATAACATTGTTCTTCGTTAGCATATCCATATTTTTCCTTTAGATTGTTATATATAAAAAGTTTACTACAGAATTTTGAACTACTTTCAAATGTATATTTGTACTTGTCGCGAAGGATCTCACAAACTGTGTCTTTACCATGTCTGCCGTGTCCGATTACTAATAACTTGGGTTTATTCATAAAGAAGCTCCTAACTTTAATATATATTATACACTAAAAATTAGGAGCTGTCAAGTGTTTTTTAGCCTATTGTAAAGCCGTAACCTGTGCCGCCTGCTACTGCCATTTGTACTTCGCTTTCGAGCTTTTCCATTTCAGCTTGTGCTTCAGATTTTAATGCATCACCGTTAAGTGTACTGCCGCCTGCAGGGCCTGCAATGGTTGCAAACTTACTACGTGCTTCACCTAACATATATTTGCATGCTGCTAGTGTATAATCCTTTAGCCATTGACTAGCTAGATAGTCTACTAGTAATTGCTCATCAGGTCTATAATTGTATGCATACAGCAAGATATTTTCACCTTCTGCTGGACGCTGTAATAGTGTTAATTTCTTAGTAGTAGTATTCCATTTAAATTCAATAAAACTACCAAACATTCTTCCAACTAATTCTTGGTGCTGTGCAAACATATCATATGTTGCCAATCCGCCCATTTTAGAACCTGATAGCAAATATGTATTAGTGTATGCCATATTGAACGGTTCAAATGTTGAGCCACCACTGCCTCCACCATTTCGTGAACCTATTGAGCGTCTGTACAGTTTACGAACTTCGATTACTTCGTTTGGCAATGTATATTCGTTTTGGTCTTTTACAGTATCTAAAAACAAATAAGATTCTTCTACACTATTATCGCTTCTTTGTCTAAACTTGCCTAATGCTTTATTTAATGCTGTTTCGTAATGAATAGGATCTAATTCAACATCAACCATACCTCCACCGAGGGATACATTTACATAGTCATATACCTTTTGTTTTATTGTTGCTACTTCTGTCATGCTCTACTCTCCACATAGTATTTATCGTATCGATAAATATACATATGCCAAGACTGTCTTTATATAAACCAGAACGCGGTAATGATTACCATTTCCTAGATAGACAAATCCAGGAAATGTTCACTATCGGCGGAACTGATATTAACATACACAAGTACCTGGGTGCAAGAAACCCTGCTACTAGTGAAGCCACTGCTGACCAACCTCATTATGATGCAGTAAAAGAAACTAACATCCAAGATTTATTATTCCTAGAAAATAGGGATAGAAAATATGATGCTGATGTTTACACAATGCGAGCTGTATATAGCGTTCAAGATATTGATTTTGACTTATCACAGTTTGGATTATTCCTAAGTAATGATACACTGTTTATGACTATACATATAAACAGTAGTGTAAAAACGCTTGGTAGAAAGATTATGAGTGGCGATGTTATTGAGTTGCCGCACTTATCAGACGAATATGCGTTAAACGATTATGATACTGCACTTAAACGATTTTACGTTGTAGAAGACGTAAACCGTGCTGCAGAAGGGTTTAGCCAAACTTGGTATCCGCATTTATATAGACTAAAACTTAAACAGATATATGACGGTCAAGAATACAAAGAAATACTTGACTTACCTGCTAGTGAAAACTCTAGTAACACACTAAGAGATGTATTGTCTACGTATGAAACAGAAATGCAAATAAACAGAGCAGTCGTTGCACAAGCAGAAGTAGATGCTCCTAAAAGCGGCTTTGATATTAGTCACTTTTATACTGTAGCTAAAAATGCAGACGGGACTGTTGCATTACAAACTGCTGATCAAGATGATTTAGATGCTTCTGCTATTAATACTAGGGCAGACGAAGTTAGTGATAGGCCTGATAGAGAGGGCTACTCAGGATACTTAGTAGGTACTGGTGATGTTGCTCCAAATGGCGCACCATTTGGATTTGGCATTGCATTTCCATTAGATAACCAAAATGGCGATTATTTTTTACGTACAGACTTTTTACCAAACAGAATGTTTAAATATGATGGGAATAGATGGGTGAAACAAAACGATGATGTTAGAATGACACTAAGCAATACTTTAGAAAAACAAACTCTTAAATCGTCATTTACTAACAATACAAAATCAAGTATAATTGGTGGCGAAGATGTACCAGAACGTCAAAGCTTGTCTAAAGCACTTAGGCCAAAGAAGGATAATTAATGCAACATTTTTATGATGGACAAATAAGACGTTATACTACACAAATGATGCGTATACTCAGTAACTTTCCTGTAATTGACGGCGACGGGCAAGTAAAAGATGTTCCTGTTATGTACGGTGATATGACTCGGCAAGTAGCTAATATTATTAGAGAAAACTCTGAAAATAAATTACCTAGTGCTCCTAGAATCAGTGTATATCTTACTGGATTAGAGCTAGACAAAGATCGCCTCACTGATGCTACGTATACTAGAAAAGTTAATATTCGTGAACGACAATACGATGAAATTAATAAAGAATATCTTAATACCGCAGGTAAAGCATATACTGTAGAGAGATTAATTCCTACTCCATACTTAATGAGAGTTAACGCTGATATATGGTCAAGTAATACTGATCAAAAGTTGCAGTTATTAGAACAAATATTAGTACTATTTAATCCCAGTTTAGAAATGCAAACTACAGATAACTTTGTTGATTGGACTAGTATTACTGCTGTGCATCTTGAAAATGTACAATGGAGTAGCAGAAGTGTTCCAGTTGGAGTAGAATCTGAAATAGACATTGCTACTATAAGTTTTAGTGTGCCTATCTATATTAGCCCGCCTACTAAAGTACGCAAAATGGGTGTTATTACAAATATTATAACTAGCATGTTTGATGAGCAAAACGGAACTATTGAAAATGGTATTTCTAAACCGCAACTTAATGCGTACGATGATACTTCTAAGCCTGGAACTTCAACTGATACTAGAGGTACAAGGATTGATTCATTAGCAGGTGGACACTCTGCTAATGTTAATTTTGGACAATATATAGTATACGTAAATCAAGGGAATGCACAATTAGTTGCTAACGGTATCGTTGGTGTTAAAAATTGGAGAGAAGTATTTGGAATACTGCCTAATAT